AAGAGTGGGCCGGCAACACCGTCACTCGGACATCTTCTCTATCTGCGCGGGCAGGTTCCGCTCCGCCGGCCGTTCGCCCATGATAGCCTGGAGGTCTGTGGCAAGGAAGCGGAGAAGGCCCGCGCCCGGGGTGTAGGTACGGGCCACATTGTCCGCCCATTTGACGAATGCCTCTGGGTCGCCCTTGGCCACGGAGGACAGTGCGCCGGACACGGCGGACACCACGGGCGGCTGCATCAGGCTGCCGTCACCCAGAGATGCGAGCGCCCCCACGGGGGCCCAGCCTGGGAGACCCTTGCTTCCGATGAGAGTCTTGTACACAGGGTTTTCCCTTTCCTCGTCGAACACAATGCGTTCCACGGCCAGCAGGGCAGCCAGGGGCGCCATGTAGCGCGCGCCCAGGTCGAGGGCACCATCCGCCCAGCCCTGGCGTTGCAGTGTGTCCATGATGTCGCCGGCAATCGACGTTGGCCATTTGGTGAACGTGGAGAAAAGCGGGCCCATGTAACGACCGAAGGCCGACATGCTGGAACGGCTGTAGTTGAAGATGGTTTTGCCCACGAGATAGTCTGTCACTAGCTTTTGCACGGCCTCCGCATTGCCCGCCTCGCGGGCCCGGGTGATGGCGCGGCGGTAGGAATCCTGCATGCCTTCAAGGAATTCCTCGGCGCCGGCAGATGAGCCGGGCTGCATCAGGTCGCGGGCCACGGCCTCGCCGAGGTAGGACGTTGTGAGGCGGTTCATCCGTTCTGCGCGCTCATATAAAAACATACTTGCTTCGTTGAACTTCTCCAGCATCTGTTTCGGCACGCTTCCCACCACGCCCTGCTCGATTCCGGAGCGCATGATTTCCTGGCTCGCCTTGTCCCACTGCCGCCCGAGCAGGCCCTGGGAGTCCAGGAGCAGCTGGATGCCCTGAGGCGTGCCGGGGACCTTCACGACTTGCCCCGGCTGCACAGGGGTTCCCAGGGCACGCTGGAACACATTTGCCATTTGCTGGCTTGTGACCTTGACCTCTTTGCCGTTGCGCAGGTCACTTGCGAGCTGGGCCGTGGCCGCAAGCATCCTGGAGCCTCCGTAAGCGTACCCAAGTTCTGGCACAGTCATAAGTAGGGGCTGCGTAAGGTTCTGGATTACGGCCCGCGGATTGAGGCCCAGGACCACAGGGTAGACCTGGGAGTTCATCCACTGCAGGGCCTCGGGCATCTCGGCTAGGGCCTTGGCGCCCCTCTGCACAAGCCAGTCTGTGGAGTTCTTGGCCACATCATCCAGGGCCACTTGCCAGCGGATGCTCGCCCGCTCTACGGCCGCCTTGAAGGTGTCCTGCCTTGTGCCGCCTACGACGTCTATCAGGAGGTTGTGGACATAGGTGGATGCCTTCTTGTCTCCGGCCTCTGCGAGTAGGTCCCTGGTCAGGCGCAGGTCCTCGACGGCCTCCCGAAGGTAGGCGTGCTTGAAGGTGTTCGACAGCCAACGGGCGGCGAGTTCCCCCACGCGGGACTCCCGGATGAGCGGGGGTACTTGGTCCTCCACACGCTCCAGGGCGGAGGAGGCACGGCTGCGGAGCCTGGACATGGCCCGGCTCGGGCTCATGGCGTCCAGGACTGCCCCGCGCATGGCCTCCGGCGTAGTCATCTTCTCGCCTGTCAGATACTCCATGCTTTCCTTGAGCTGCCGGAAAGTTTCGTTGTTCCGGATTTGCTCGTACTGCGACTGGGTATAGCGCGTGAGGTCCACGCCCGTCTCCTTGCGCACCGTGTCGATGGCCCCCTGGAGGCGCGGGATTAGGTCCCGCATCGGGAGCACCTTGTGCGGCACATAGTTGTCACGCTTGGTGATGTTGACCCCGAGCGCGTTGGCTTCCTGCCGGATGGTCTCAAAGAACTTACGCCAGTCCTGGAGAAGTTTATTTGCAACAGGCTGGAGTGATTCCTCTGTGTCTTTTGGCAGGGGTAAATCCGTACCCTTGTCGAGGGCGGCATAAAGTACCTGGTCCTCTATACCCAGCTCGTTAGTGCGCTTGATAAGCTGTTCTAGGTCAGGTGTCAGAGATGCTACATGCTGGGTCATGTAGTTGTGCATCGTGGCAAACTCATCCATGGCCCTGGTCAAGTTGGTCCCGTACTTGGAGTCGAAGCCTGATGCTACGGCACGGCCGTCCAGGAAGTTCTTTCCAAAGTCGCCGAGCGTGGTGGCTTCGCCCTCGATTTGCAGTGCCTGCTTGATGGGTGCGTAGGCTTCGGACAGGGCAATCTGTTCAGCCCTGCGGAGCGTGCGGCCGCGTTGGATGGCGTTGCGCACGAAATCGTCGCCCTCGACGGCGGCCACATCCTGCAGGACCTTGAAGGCATCCGCGGCGGAGCCCGAGAAGCGTTTGCCGGCGGAGTATCTGTCTGAGATAAAGCGTGCCGCGGCTTTGAGGTCCTCGGTAACTTCCGTGGCAGCTAGGGTATTGGCCCGGAGGATGGGGTCCTTTGGCAGGTTGTCCAGGGTTTCCTGTAGTCCCAACTTCTGCAGGCGTTCCTCGGCCTCCACGGCAAGTTTCCGGATGCCGGCGTCGTCCTTCAGAATAAGTCTCGCGAGTCTGGCCGAGTCTTCGGGTACATCGTCGGGACGTATGTTTGCCAGTGCGTCCGGGAGGGCCTCCTCCAGGGCGCGGGAGGTGCCTACTTCATCGGCGGCCCGGACTGCAATGCGCTCGTCCAGTTCCGCCAGTTTGAAGGCGCGTTCCGCGGCCTCCTCAACTGTCTCCTGTTCGGCCTGCTGGGCTACGCGGGCCTCCACTTGCTGCATGGCGTCGTCACCTGCTTTGGAGGACACCCGCGGCGGGAGCAGTGCACCTATGGCCCGGGCTGCCCCGTAGAACACGCCGCCCAGGGCGGCCCCCTTGGCGGCCTCCTCAAGCTCCTCGCCCTCCTTGGACGTCGCCGCCGCCTGCGTGGCCGCGCCTCCCACAGCCGAAGCGGCCTCGTAGGCTTCCTTCAGGGCTGGGGCGGCTTTGACACCGGCCTTTTCGGCCAGCTTGCCTGCGCCCTTGGCCAGGCCCACGGAGCCCACGACGGCGCCGGCAGTCTCAGCCAGGGTGTCGGCCAGGGGCTGGCGCTCCTGGGCAAGCGCCTGGACTTCACCCAGGGCCTTGCGCATGGGCTCCTCTTGCATTTTCTTCATGATGAACTGGGGCACGTTCAAGGCAAACGTGCGGCCCACGAAGCCGGCAATCTCGCGGGCGGACTGGGCCGGGTCCGCGGTGATGGACTCGGGCGTATTTCCGAGATAAGCAGAAGATTCCCAGAGGGCCTGAGGGTCCGCGCCATACTTCTGGGCGATGGCGTCGATTTCTTTGCGGGGGATGAGGGCGCGGCCGGCCTTGTCCGCCTTCTCCTGTGCCAGGGCCTGGTTGAAGAGTTCATCGGCGTCGGCCTGTTCAGGGGCGGCTTGTGCCTCCTGGAGGGCTTGTTCGAAGAGCGCGTCCGCTTCAGTTTTGCTGGTCATGCTGGGGGCCTCAAGTGCTTGGTTTAACTAGTTTGGTAAGGATATACCTACTCCCAAACTCCGGGCATCCTAGCACGGGCCCGCGGGGGTGGGCCAGGGGAACCTTGCTCAGGGTACCTCTTCGTAAGCTGGGTTCTGCAGCACCACTTTGGCCCGCTCCGGCGTCATGGGCACTACGAGGTCTGTCCCCTTGCGGCGGACTTTCACCTGCGCTGGAGCTGCGGGCGCCTGGGCCTGCGCGGGCTGGCCCCCGGGGGCTGCCGCTGCGGCGGTCCGCCGTGGATTGTAGGCATCCAGGATGGCCCGCACCTTGGAGCCCTCTGCCAGATTCCACAAGCCCTCACCTGTGGTCTCGTCCATCAGTTGGTCAATCTTGGCCGCCGGGACGCCAAGTTCCGCGGCGTACTTCCTGACCTCCTGCCTGTTGAGGTCATTGTCCTTGGCCTTCAGGCCCTCGACGGCGCCTTCCAGGTTGCTGTACGCCTTTTCCTTGCGGGCCCTTTCGGAGGCCGCTGCACGGGTTCCCGCCGCCGCAATGCCTTCTTCTTCGCCGCTCCGTTCTGTGACGGTTGTTGTGGTTGAAGTACGGGGTGCGGCACCTGCACGGGCCTGCTCCGTGGCCCTCGCGGCCTCCAGTTCAAGCTGCGCCTGGGCCTTGGCCCTGGAGGCTTCCTGTTCAGGCTTGGCGGCCTCGCGGCGCAGATTCTCCCGGCGCACGTCCGCTTGCTCCTGCTGCTGGGCCTGTGTGACGTCCCGCGCCCGTTGTTCTTCGGCCCCGAACTCGCGGGACTCCTCGCGCTCCAGCTGTGCCTGCTTGCGCTCCAGGACGCCCGTGAGGTCCTGCTGCTCGCCCGACAGGAGCTGGCGTTCCTTTTGCCCACGGGAGAGGGCGGCATCCACGGCCTGCTGCCAGTCTGAGCGGGTGAGGGTCACGCCGCCCACTATGTTCTGCCCACGGGCCAGGCCCTGCTGGGCCGCGGCGATGGTGATGGCCGCATTGGCCAGGGCCTCTGCCACGCCGGCCCAGCGGGCGCGGAGGGCCTCCGCCTCGGATGCATCCTTGGCCTCCGCACGGCGGGCTGCGTAGGTCTCATTGAGTTGTTTGATTTCCGAGTCCAGAAGTTTCATCTGGCCCTTGAACAGGGCCTTCTCCTCGGGCGTGCGCCGTGCGGCCGCCAGCTCTTTCTGCCTTTCTTCGAGGTCGCGGGGTTCTGCGATACCAAGCTCCTGGAGGGCCGGCAGCTGGGGGGCCTTGATGTCCTTGGGCGTGTAGCCCGTGGATGAGGTGGTTGTCTGTGTCGTGGCGGACCTGGACTGGCTTTCCTTGGAGGTGGGCACCGCGCCTGCGCCGCCGGCCTCAGGGGCCAGGGACTGTTCCGCCGGGGGCATTTCCTCGGGCTTGGAGCCCCCGCCAAATATGGCGTAGCCCAGGCCGCCCACGCCCGCCGCGGTGCCAATGCCCTTGAGGAGTCTCTTTTTGTCTGCCGGTTTGGTTGCCATTGTGTGTGCTCCTGGTTGGCCTTAAGTGCTTGGTTTAATTAGTTTGGTAAGGATACCCCTACTCCCTCGCTCCGCTCGGTCGTGTCCCTTCGGAACCTCCCACCACTACCTGGCAGGGTACCACGGGCCCGCGGGGGTGGGCTACTACTGAACCCCGGCTCCCTGGGCCCGGCGTTCCTCTGCGGCCCTCTGGGACTCCTTGGCCTGCATCGCGCCGCCCACGGCGCCGGCCCCCGCGATAGCAAGCCCTGCCGGCGGGTAGATGGGTGTCACGGCGGCACCCACGGTGCTCACGGCGGACCAGATGGCGGCCTTGTTCGCCGCATCCTTGGCCAGTTTCTGCATGTCCTCTTCCAGTTTCTGTCTGGCCTGGGCAATCTTCAGGGTCAGCTCCTGGTTGGCTTCAGTTTCCTGCGACTGGAGCAGCTGCTCCTCGGCCTGCTTCAGGATGGTGAAACTCCGCTGCAGGAGAAGCTGTTTGCGCTCCAGGGCCTGGCTTACTTCCTGCTCATAGTTTGCAAGCTCCTCCTGCGTCCGCGCGTGGTTCAGTGCGTAGTCGGCCAGCTGTCTTTCGTTCAGCATGGTCTGGCCAAGCTCATCCTGCTGGAACCTGAGTTGCTGCGTGAACAGCTCATCCTCGGCGAGGTTGGCATCGGTCTGCAGGATGCCGGTAAGCTCCCGCCCCTGTGCCGCCACCTGGCGTTTGAGCATACGCAGGCTGTCCTGCTGCTGGGCCTGCTGGATGGCCAACTCGTCCTGGGCAGCCTGCTGCTGCTCCTGTGCGCCCTGCTGCACTGCCTGCGTCACGGCCTGCTGCTGGGCCGCGCCTGCCTGTGCGCCTGCCTGGGCCAGGGTACGGGGACCCGCCTGCGCGAGGCCGCCTGGCTGCTGTGCGAGCCCCAGGGGCGCGGTCATAGTTTGCAGGCCCTGGGCGGCCTGCGTGCGCCGCTGCTGCGTGGCCGGGAATTCGAGGGCTGTCTGTGCGGGTGTTCTGAGACCCATGGTACAAGCTCCTTTGTGTACTCAGGCGTTGGGAAGGGCTGTGGTGTCGAAGTTTTCGCCGACGCCGGGCTCCGCGGTTTCCTCGTAGGCGAACGGGCTTTCGTCCGCGCCCGCGGAGGCTGCTGGTGTGGTGCTGCCCACAGAGTCTGTCTTGCCCAGGGTTGCGTACGTCTGGGCGCCTGCGGACACCAGCCCACTCAGGCCGGTGTATTGGTTCGCCGCGGCCTGCGTGGCCACTTGCCCTGCGGCCATATTCAGGGCCATGTTGAGGTCCATGTTGGCCAGATACTTTTTGAACTCGCGGTCATCCGCACCGAGGGCCCTGCGGAACTGTAGGTCCGATTTGAGCAGGTCCTCCTGGTCCGCGAAGGTTGTCTCCAGTACGGCGTTCTTGAAGCCTGCCTGGGAGTCCAGGCGCTTGCGCCGGCCCGTGGCCTGCAACTCGTCGGTGTACTTCTTGGAGGACATACGTGTCAGGAAGCCTACTTGTTCCGCGGCCAGCTTCTGCTTGGCAAAGGACATCTTCGCCCGGCCTTGCTGCAGGCCACGGGCGATGTCGGTGGCGCGCTTGCGATACTCGTGGGTCTGATTGAGCTGCTGCTCTGAGAGTGCGTCCAGTTCGGCTTGCATGCCGCGAGTCATTTGACTTTCGGCCTGCTGCACGCGGCCCGCGGCGGCGCCGGCTGCTCTCTGTGCGGCCTCGGTCTCCTGCTGGGCCGCGAATGTGGCCGCGGTCTCCAGGTCGGCCGCGGGGGCGGGCGCCAGGGTGTCGGCCTCGCGGCCGGTGGCAGCCACGGCGGCGCGGGTCAGGGCCCCGGTCTGGCCGCCTGTGGCCGCGCCTGTGGGCGCGAGCGGGACAGGCTGCGAGGCCAGGGGAGTACCCGCGGCTGCGGCTTGCTGCGGAGTTTGTCCCAGACCCTGGAGGTTTTGCTTGATGCGTGTGAGTGCTGCGGATGCCATTCTTAGTAAACCTCCCTCAACCCGGTAACTTCTTTGCGTGCTTGTCTCAGTTCCCTACCCATTTTATTCAGTGCTTCCTGGTCTTTGTCTACTTGTTTTTTCACTAATGGGTTCGTGGCATATGCTGGGTCTTTTTTCGCGTCCTTAACGGCTTTTTCGAAGTCGCGAAAATTCTTTTCAGCACTATCAAGCTGCAGCTCCATAGTGCGTATGGTGCTTCCGCCAAATCTTACCTCTCTCCCTCTAATCCCTGCAGGCCCCTTGTCAACAAAATCCCGTCCACCCTTCAATGCATCCTGTACCTTTTTTAGATATGCTGCGCTGTCCCGATTGGCTACCGTAATGTCTTTCCCGGGACCAGAAGCGCCCCAGCTCACGAGGGCTTTTTTCTCGTCTGTCTCTTTTTTCTGGGCAACAGCAGTCTGGGCCTCGGGGCTCCGGATGTCCAGGCCCTTGAGGTAGGCGCCGTAGGTTTTGAGCTTGGCCTGCGCGGCAAGACGGTCTGCCAGGGGTGCCTGCGCGTTTCCTGCCAGAGTGGACAGGCGTTTCATTTCCGTGTTCAGTGTCGTCATGTTTGCCAGGGCAGGGTCCCCTGTGAGCTTGAGGGTATCCTGCAGGTTTGCGCGTGCCGCACTCAGGGCAGGGCTTGTCAGGCCAGAGAGGCCCGCCGCCACGGTCTGGGCATCCAGGCCCAGCACCGGGGCCATGGTCTGCGGGGCCGCCAGACCGCCGTTCGCCGCGGTGCGGAAACGGCTGGAGGTCGCGGCCAGTTCGGCGTAGGCTTTCACGTTGTCCGCCGGGTTCCCCGGGAGGCTCGCAATGGCGTCCATGACTTTGGGGTCCTGGGCATAGGATTTGGTCAGGGGGTTTGCAGCAAGGCCGTCATAGACCTCAAGGAGCCGCGCCACTTTTGCCTCGGCCACGGGACGCGCCCGGGGGTCCCCCAGATTCTGCGCGGCGACCTGGGCGCGGATGATTGTCCGCGCGGGCTCCGGGAACTTCGCCACATCGAAGGGCTTGCCTGTCATAGCGGACGGGTCGATGCCGGCCTCTTCCAGAAGGCGTGCAGCCAGAGGGTTTTGCAGGAAGGTTTCGCCACCAAGGGCCGCCCTGTTTTGCTTGTTCAAGTCCACCAGCGCGTCGATTTCATCCTGGGCATTTTGCACCACGGGCTTCAGGGCTGGTTTGTTCTTCTCGGCCCAGGCAGCAAGCGCGGGGTCGGCCTCCCGGAGCTTGTCCAGGGCAAGCCTGCCCTCGGGCGTGTCCTGCAGGGCCGGCGCGAGTTTGGCAAGCAGCTCCGGGTTCGTGGTGATTTCGGCCACGGGAACTTGCAGGCCGCCGATGCGCACCGTGGTGCCGGCCTCGATTTGCTTCTGCAAGTCCCCGGCCCGTTCCTGTTCCGCCAGGACGTTCTGGTAGCCGAGGAGCTTGAGCCTGTCCAGGGCCGCGGCCTTGGCGGCGGGGGACGATGCAGGGTTTGCGAGCGTGGCCTGCATGGCGCCGATGTCTTGGAACGTGCGCATGTTGTATGCCTGCACAGCGGCGGGAAGGTCCGCCACTTTGACCTGCGACAGGTCCTTGCCTGTGATGGCCTGCACGGCGGCCTGCAAGTCGGCGAGCCCGCCCGCGAAGCCCAGCGTCTTGGCGTCTGCATCTGAGAGGGCGGACATGGCCGTCGCCTGGGGGTCCAGGCTTCCAAGGAGTTGGCGGGCCACGTCCAGCGGGGCGCCCGTGGAGGCATCCCGAACGAAGGACTTGAGGTCATCAAGGCTGAAAGTTTCGCCGGCCTTGGCCCCGGGCTTGAGAAGGCCCGTGAGTTCGGCGGCCTCCACCGTGGACAGACTGCCGGTCAGGGCTTTGCGCGTGAGTTCCTCGGTGCGTGCCACGTTGGCCTGTCCAACCTTCTGGGCCAGGGCTGTCTGGTCGAAAGTCATGGTGTCTGTGGCGGATTTGGCCTGGGCTCCCAGGGCCTGCTCTTTGACAAGCTCGGAGACGCGCTGCATGGCCGCGGGCAGGCCGGACAGGGGCTGGGTCATCTGCGCAGCCTGCTCGGGGCGTGCGCCCTGCTGCTGGCTTGTGGCGATGGCCGTGCGGGTATCCTGCACTGTGGGCTGGGCCGCGGTGCGCACGGTGCGCTGGATGGCGCCGGCTGTCTGTTGCGGGGTGCCAATCATCTTGACCGCATCGGGACCGGCCCCGGCGGCGCTTGCCAGGACCTGCGATTGCTGCGGGATAGTGCCCGTCTGGGCCGCGGCCTCATCCAGTGTGGTCTGCTGGAGGCCGCCACCCAGGGCGTTTTTGATTGTGCTGCGGAGGCCCATGTTGCTTGTCCTCTTACGTCCGGGCGGTGGAGGTATTTGCCGCCTGTGTGGTTCCCTTGGAGGAGAGACCCGTTACGCGGTAGCTCAAGGATACCAGCACCACGGGCGCGTTCAACTGGAAGTCCTCCAGACGCACCTGATGATACACTGCCTTGCTGGTGGCTGGCGAGTATCTAATTGTCCTTTGTTTTACGCCGACTTCAGATGACAGCCCGTCACGCACGGTGCTAGCCTCGACGGTGGCCGCGTCCAGCGTGGTGAAGCTGTCCCGGAGGTCCACGGCCTGGGATACCACGGTGCCAGTCAGGCTGACCCCCGTGCCATCCGAGGACACGGGCAGGCGGAACCCGAGCAGGATGTGTAGGACCTTTTTGCGAATGGAGGGGTCGCCGAAGTCCAGGGCCCGCGTGGTGACTTGCATCCCGGAGCCCGTGACTTCGATGGTCTCGGAACCACTGTCGAACGCCCGCACCATGCCCACGGGGGCGTTGTCATCGCGGTAGGACTCGGGCTCTTCCACTTGCAGGAACCGAAGCACCTTGCCTGTCCAGGTTCCCGCAAAGGCTTCATTGAGGAGGTTACAGGCGTTGGTCACAGCGTGGTTGTCATAGCGAGACCAGCCGCCCAGCTCACCCTTGGCTTCCGCCGTGTAGTCGTAGCTGAAGGTGCCGGAGTTCCGGGGGGTGTCACCCTCGTCGCCAGCATCCGTCTGCGCCGGGAAGAATAGGCGATAGCGGCGCGTGGCCGCGTAGTTGTGGGCCTGCATCACGGCAAGGGCCTCCGCGGAAGTATCTGTCACCAGGCTCCAGAGTCTATCCAGGTTCGCCCCGAGAGGCTCGATAGTCTGTGCACGCGTGAGGCGAAAGATTCCAGAAGTGTGGGCAAAGATGATGCCCTGGCGTGTCACGGCGATGGAACCAGGGGCCGCGCAGCCCACACCCTGGCTTTCCACTTTGGCGAGTTGCCGCGTGGCGGGGTCCACGAAGTAGATGCTGTCGGTTTTGAACACCACAAGCTGCCCGGATGTCACGGCACCACCGAAAGCGGACTCTCCGAAGAATGGGATGATGCCGGTGATTTCCTGCCCGTCCGCGGGGTTCACGTCCACACACGAGAGCGTGCGGGCGGGGTCCGCGCTGAAGGGGTTATCCACAAGCTCGGGGTAGTTTGGGAGGGCCAGAAGGAGGCGCGACGGGCGCAGGAGTTCCACGGAAGTTATGGTGGCATCCTGGCTGCGGCTCACGTCGTTGGCAAAAAGGATGAACCCGCCACGGTTGGCCACGGCCTCTGTGTATCCCAGTTCTAGGGTGGGATAAAGTTGCTCCTCCGCCGTCAAGGAGGCGTTGTCCACCATTTCCAGAAGCACGGATGCACCGTCCGTGGGGAACGTGTCGCCAGCCTGGGCTGTGGCAAATGGGATGCCTGTGCTCGCACGCATGGCAACATTGAAGGCCATGGCAAACCGAGTGGTCACCGAGTACAGCGTATTGGATGGGAAGGTATCCAAGTTGTTTGAACCAGAGCGACGAGACTCCTGCCGGTCGTAGTTGAAATCAGCCCCCAGGTACACAGGGATGTGGGAGTTAATGTCTGCGGGGACGTTGGGGTCGCCAGCCAGTACAGCGGTAGTCACGTCACTGCCTGCGTTGTAGACATAGGACGAGATACCAGGCAGATTGATACGGACAATCATGGGTGTGGCCGTGCCCGTGTTGCCGGCTTGCTGCGTCGATGCCACTTGCCACCAGCCCATAAACGTGGTGCGGGAGACGGTAGATGCTGTAGTGCGGCACAGGTACACCCATTGTCCCGCGGTCATGGACCCATCCACACCGCTGATGGATACGTCAAAGTAGCCGGAACCCACTGTGATGGTGCTTATGGTTTGCACCTTGCCGCCTACCCCCGCGGACTCCACAAACCGAAATCCGAATACGTTGGCATTGTCCGCGGTGTACGTGCCCGCATACGCAGAGGACACGCGGTAGAGCCAGGACTCGGACAGGTTAAATGTCTGAGATGGCTGTGCCACAAGTTGAAGCAGGATGCGCGGGTTACTTTTCAGGTTGGCATAGGCCGCCTGGTTCCCGATGGTGGTGATGTACTTGGCCCGGGGCACGGGCTCCACTGTGGGGAAACTGACCCCGGCCGCCCCGGATTGCGACAGGATGGGAGCCAGGGCGTCGGTCTGTGTTTGCTGCAGAAGCAGGTCCGGCACCGCGTCACGGATGTCGAGGTAGCTGCCGGTGCAGCGGCCCTCTGCCTGGTTGTATCTGTGCCCCGCGCCAAAGTACATGTCCTGCTCGGCGATGAAGTAGTAGGGCGGGACCCCTGTGCCTGCCGTGCGGTACACGCGCACACGGATGCGGTCGTAATCCAGGCCGGGGAACACAGGCATGCCCAGGAGACGCAGGAGGATGCCCGTGGTGCTTGTGATTTGGACCTGCACGTCCTCGGAGGCTGCGGAAGCAGTGGCCAGGACAAACCCATTGGCATCCACAGCGTGGGCCCGGAAGTAGTACTTGTAGGTGGCTTGGGACTGCGTGGTCAGACTCGTAGTGCCCGCAGGGATGCCATTCAAGCTCTGCGGTTCCACGAACGTTACTACGCCTGTGGTGGCGTTTACCGTGGCCACAGTGACGACCCTCAGTGTGCCGCCGCTTGTGGCCGTGACCTTTTGTCCCGGCTGCAAGACTTCCGTCTGGTTGGCCGTAGTTGCGGTGAAAACCCCGGAGGTTGTGGTGCCGGCAATGGCCGTCCCTGATGGGAGTGCAATGGTCCCCCCGCCTGTGGTGCTTGTCACCAGGAACAGGGCGGGATTCCAGCGGGGCAGGCCCGCACGCAGGATGTAGTTTCCGTCCCATTTCTGTATAGGGTCCTGGTAGTTAGTCAGGAACAGGTTGTTGTTGGCCATGGTGCTGTGGACCAGTTCCTGGTCAGAGTACGGGTCCACGCGGAATTGCCTTGGCTGGTACTGCAGGCTTGCTGGGAGCGTGTCCGAAGTGGAACCCGCTGCCTCGCCCGGGACAAATCTGGACGCCACATCCACGGTGATGCTGGACGTGTAAGAGTCGATGAAAGTGCCCTCCAGGGACAGCTCCATGTGGCGAGGGTACAAACGGCAGAAGATTTCCGCCTCTCCTGCGTAAGTCGGGAGAAGCGCGGCCAGGGTCGAGCCTGCTGGGGGGTACACTGTCATGGAGCGCGAGGTTGCGATTGCCGACACAATCCACTCACCGGACAGTCTCCCAGCGCGACTCACAAAGATGGTGTCCCCCGGCGAGAAATACTGAGTGAAGTCCGCCGCAGTCGCGTAGAATGTGGCCGCCGTACCATCCGCGTTTATGTCCAACCTTGTCGCAACTAGGTCTGGGTTCCTGTAAATGCGCCGCACGGTATACCGCGTAGGCTGGTCTTCGATGGTGAGCACGTCCCCCGGCACCACATCGTCTATGTTTTCTGTGATGGTGGAAGTGCTGTCCCGCAAGGAAATGACACGTCCAGTGTGCTGCAGGAGGCATGTCTGTCCGTAGGGGATTTCAGTGGTGCCAGTTACGGGGCCCACGAAAATATAGGCCGAGATAGTACCCTGCACCTGCAAGCTGCCGCCAGACGGCAAGGACTGTGAAAACAGTGTGTCCCCGACTGCAGGCCAGTATCCGTTTCCTACAGATGCGTTGTCCACGCGGATACGGTCGGTGAACACCCCGGCCTGTCCTTGGTTGGTGAAATCCCAGTCGGAGCTGTCGAGGTCGGGCATCCTGATGGTGAATACAATTTGGCTTGCCGAGCTGAAGTTCACTGAGAGGACGGGCCAGTCCCCATCGAACTGGCTGTACACAGAGAAGCGTAAAGAGAGGAGGTCAGCACAGGCTGAGGTATCTTCGGGGTAATACAGGTCCGACTCCGAGCCTGACGAGTTGAGTGTGGTGACACGGTTGGGCGTGGACACCGTGACCTGGGCCTGACCAGCGGTGCCATTGTAGGCGAAGTTTGTGACCTCGGCCCAGCCCTCCGACCCGCCGTCAATAGTGTACCCCCCACGTGTCCGCAGCACGGTGTCGCCCGTGCCGTGGAACAACGGGGCAATTGTGCTGTCCAGTGCCACGAAATGCCGGAGGTATGGGTACCTGCGGGGCATGCCGTAGGTAGTGCCCTCGGCCACGCGGGATGCCTCGCGGAAGAGGTTCCACCCCAGGGTGGCACAAAGATATGCATCACCCTCGGATTTGTAGCTGTCGGTGCTTGTGACCCAGCCCGGTTTACCTGTGCGGGGTTCGGCATAGATGCTGGCGTGGTCCAGGCCCCAGAGTGTGAGTGCAGTGGAGCCGACTCCGGCGGACACGTCCACACCGGCAATAGTATGCGGCTCGACGCAAATAATGTTCGTACGCGCAGTGGCGTACTCCAGGAGTACGCGGAAGCTGGCCGACGATGCCGTGTTGTTTTGGAAGGTAACCGTAGCTGTATTTGCCACGGCATCCACGACGATGCTGTCAGGGATTACTGCAGTGAGTAGTCCTGCGTTGTCGTCCAAGTAGGGTTGCACGAGGACAAAATGGGTTTCAAGGTCACTAAAGGTGACAGTGATAGTTTCACCTGCTGCGGCTGTGCCCGTGGCGACTTGAGCCATGCCTATGTTGCGAAGACACACGCGGACCGTGGTAGCAGGGTCTGTGGTCCAACGGATTTGGATGTTACCGCCTGTGTTTCGGATGACATCGGGAGTAAACAGGGTGGCAGTGGTACCGGAGATACCGAAACACTGCACCATGATGTCAGTGCCGGTGAAACCGTGCGTGGCTGCCAGGATGTCCACGTAGTTGTAGCCAATACCTGGCGAATAGGGAGAAGTAAAAGTTGTGGTGTACCGCTCTCCCGCCAGGCTGCTGTTGTCAATGGCGTAGATATACGCCTTCAGGTCGTCTGGGTCTGGGTTGATAATTTCCGTGGTGACGTCAAAGGTCCCCGTGTCGATACTTTGCGCGTTGGGGATGATGACCGAGTTGGAGCGTGTCGTCTCGGAGGTGGACTCCACAATGCCGAGCATCACGGTAGCATTCCCAATCCCGTGCTCCGCCGCCGTAAGTGTCTGTGTAGTCGTCGAGAGTGCTGTGAAGGTTTTCCTAACGTCCACTGAGAATGTGGAGTAGTAGCGGTAACCCGCAGTGGTATCAAAGTCGTAACCGCTGGTACCAAAGTTGGCACGGCCTTGCACAAGGATGGGGGCGGGCTTGAGTTGGCTTACGTCGATGGAGTCATCGAGAGTGAAGCAGATGGGACCAAGGGCACCGGCGGTCTGCTCCACACTTACGACGCGCAGCGGGAGCCAGCCGTGGGTCTCGAAACCTTTACGTTTCTCAAGCTGGCCCTCGGGGGCTGCGTCCGCGTTGAGGCAGTCTTCGATGTGCCCGGCCGGGATGGCGGCTTCGGCTGCCAGCTGGTTGATGCCACGGGTGAATGCTTTTTCGACAATGCTTTGGTACTGGATGGCCATGACTATGAGTCTCCCAGGCGTTTGCGCGGAGGCAGGCCGGGCATGTCCGGCACTGCATTGCTGGGATTGTAGCACGCCAGACAGGGGAGGGCCAGGCAGGACAGGAGCGGGCCTTCCGGCCGCAGGGGGGAGGTTCCGAAGGAACACGACCGAGCGGAGCGAGGGAGTAGGGGTATCCTTACCAATGCTGCTAGAACAAAGGGTTAGCCCTACTACTTCCCCGTCCTCCGCATCACGAAGTCCGAGAGGGACTCGTCATCCCGCGGCGTACCCGAGACCCTATCCAGGGCCTTTCGGATGGCTCCCAGGGCGCCGGTACGGTCCCTCCGGTACTCCTCGGCCTGCTTCACGGCCTCCTCGAAGGCCCGGTCCGCGAAGCTCGGCTCCCTACGCATGCGCTCCATTTCGGCCTTCTGGACCTTCGGGCCCAGGCCCAGGAAACTCTTGCGGGCTGCCTGCACCTTGCCGCCGAGGCTGTGCAGTTCGTCGCGTTCCGCCATGTGACCAGCCTCATGGAGCAGCGTCAAGTCGCGGAGCCTTGGCACTGCCTCTGGGCCCTCCAGGTCTGGGGACTCTGCCACGCGCACTGTGCCCTCCGGGTCCCGCGGGTCCACCATGCCAGCCTTGCCCTTGTGGGCCAGCCCGGCGTCGCGGAGGATGCGCTGGATGCGTCCACGTGGGCCCCAGGCTCTTTCGCTTGCCCGGCGTAGGGTACTTTCGTCTTGTTGGTCATTTTTTCCCATACTGCACCTGGTTGTTGATGTTACGTAACTTGGTGCGGATTTCCTCCTCGCTCAAACCCTTGGCCCGCATGGCTTCCCTGAGTTGTTGCATGGCCTTGTTACTTTCCTCGCCCCCCAGTCCCTTGAGTTTCTGCGTGGCCGTCTCTACCGCGTCGCCCTTCTTTATCCAGCTGCGTACGTCATCGGCCGATGGTGCTTTCTGTACCACGCGGCCGAGCCCCTTGAGTTTACGTCCCAGGGGCCCTGCGGCGGACATTGCTGCGTCTGCCGGGCTCTCCGGCACGTAGTCCAGGGCCTCGCCGGCAAGCGTGGAGCCTGCGGCGGCCACGCCTGCGCCCAGGTTGGGGTAGCCCGCTTCATTGGCGCGGTTCGCAATTTCCTGCATCTTGGAATCCACTGCGGCCTGCGTGCGGGCCTTGAAACGCTTGAGCTTGGGGAAAACGCCTTCTTGTTCTGCCATGTGGTCAGTCCTTTTTCTCTTTGCGGGCCGTGCTCAGTACGATGGCCAGTATTTGCCGCATGGGCCGTTTCTTGCCCTCAGGCTTATCTTCGTTTGCTTTCTTGAGTTCGCGTATATTGGCCGAGATGGCCTTTTTCCCACTTCCCTTCATGAGCGGCATATGTATTACCTCCGTAGCACTAGGACGCCCGAACGGGGGTTCCTACGCCAGTTGTTGGACCTATTGCGTACGCGGATGGTGTTTGGCCTTCCGGACCAACTCCGCTGCACGTCCTCCTCCATCTTCGAGACCTGCGACATCAGGATGCCGGGCTCCGCGCCCAGCTTCGTCACGGCGATGTCGGAGGCGGCATATTGCAGGATGTAGTTGGCCGCGGGTTTGCGCATGAAGGGCACGCAGGTGCCGGCGATGGGGGCGATGTAGTCGTCGGCCTCCACAGTGGACGGGAGCGTGCCTGTGACGGTGCGCCCCTGCACAGTGCTGCGTGTGGGTGTCCCGCGGAAAGTCACCTTGCGGTCCACGATGGACTGGATTTGCATGGTGGCCTTGATGGCGCCCGTGTCCTTGTCCACGAGATTGACGTAGGACTCCAGGTCATCCACGGAGGTGGACAGTTCGTCGCCGGGCTCGTCCAGCATCACGTATCTGGAGCCTGCGTTCACGAGCGTGATGCGGCCCTGCTCCTGCACAAGGGGCTCCACATCGCGGCAATACCAGATGCGCAGGGAACCAAAGTTGGGCGCCGCGGGAATGAGGCGGTACTGGTTCCCAATCTGGCAGAAATAGTAGGGGGCGGTGCCCGTGGCGCTGGTGTCCTCGTACAGGTCGATGTCAGAGATGCCGATGGGCTCCAGGCGCTGGTAGATGCCAGCTGTGGCACTGAACTCCACCTTCAGGAGCCGGCCCTCGAAGGCCGAATCGGGGATGTCGTAGTCCGTCTGGCCGGCCACGATGGTCACATCCGCGGAGGTCAGCAGCGGGGGGTTGTAGTGGCGGGCAAGAACGCTGGCCACTCGGTCCTGGGCCCTATTGAGCGAGGCTAGGATTTCGGAATCCTGGACGTCGGCCGTGTTTGCTTCGTCAATTAATTCGCGGACTTCTTGGATTAGCGCGTTTGTAGTTAGGCGTCTTGTGAAGGCCATGATGGCTTGGCTCCCTTTCGGCGGTGGTTCTTGTACTCTGGCTTTTTGTCAGGATGCTTGCCCCAGCGGCTCCTATATCGACGGATGCACCGCAAGCAACAGTCCACCTGCTCCAGTACCACCGCACGGGACATACTAAGCAGGCATCCCTCCAGCTGGGCTTTGGCCTTGGTGCGGCGCGGCATGGTAGTGTCTCCAAAAGAAAAGGCCCGCCCGGGTTGGGGCGGGCACTTTGTGCATTTGTTTCCAGAGTGGGGCGTTTTCGCAGGAATCAGGCCATCTCTTCTTCGGCCACAGCCTCTTTGCCCGCCGCAGGTGCTTCTTTTTTGCGTTTAGCCAATTCAGCTTCAAGTTCTTCAAGGCTGAACTCGGCGAGCATCCGTGGCTCCTCTTCCTCTGCCGGTTCAACCTCCAGGCCAAGCTCAAAGCTGGGTTCTTCCTTTTCCATCTCCTTGGGCGGCATCTTTCCGGGCATCTTGAGCATACGTGTTCTCCTTTGCCTGCTTCGTGCGGGCGGTTACGAGGTAATCTTAGCGGTGGGCAGGGGCTTTGGCAAGCAGTAGCTGCTTACTTGTCGGCCCGCAGCTTCTTGAGGATGGACCCAAGGTCCACGCCGGTAAGGGTCTTGACGTTCTCGGCCACGGAGGTGAACTCCACGAGCCCTATGGCGCCGGCACAAAGTTTGGCCACGGGGAGCCCGCCGGGCATTAAGCTTTCTAGTGCAAAGCCTGAAATGACTGCAAGTTGATAGCCAAGCGCCTTGAAGATTGTACGCCCCATGGCTTTACTCGTGAGAGGCTCGCCGCGCTTGCGGGCTGCCAGGATGCCGGTGATGAAGTCGGCGGCAATTAAGAACCCCACGGCGCCCATCAAGGCATGTATAGGCGCGAGCAAGGCAAGGCCTGCCAGGAATAGGGCTTTGAGCCAGGAGGCAACGGCTGTGGATGTGAGGCTCATGTGCAAGGACTCCTTAGTAGTTATCCGACACGCACTGCGGAGATGCGGCTTCGGTAAGTAGGGTTGGCACCTGAGAAGTTGCCCACGTAACACTTGAGGTAGTACGTGGTGGTGCCGGAGGGCGCTACGCGGTAGCTGGGGATTTTCAGTGTGACTTCATTGAATGTAGTGGGGACAACAGCCGACTGGACATCCATGTTATCCCCGTCCTGGAGACCCGTGGTGGATGTACCGGAAGCGGTCCCGATGCCCACAATGAAAAGCGTGGAGGAGAAGGTCGATGTCCCCCGGGCAAGCTGGAACACTACGGAAATGTCCCAGACACCCGCCTCAAGGCTGATGGAGTCAGCATCGCCGTATGTAGCAGAGGCGACCGTGTAGGACGTAGATGCGGTGGTTCGCGTTTGTTTGAACTCACCGATGCGCCCTGCGGCGGGGCTTCCAGAGGTTCTGCCGGCCACATCCGCCGCCGGGATGGTGGAAAGGAAGCTCGCCACGCCCGAAGTTCCGTAGGCGTAGCCTGTGCCTGACGCACGCTTGATTATCTTGCCTGTGGTGCTGTTGTATATAGCGAACTCGGAGTCAACTGAAGCCGCTGGCCCTGTGACGAGGTCCGCCTCCAACTTGGTGCCGTTCTGGAGAAGTTTGCCCGTGGTGCCGTTGTAAACTGCCACCGCGCCGTTGGTGGAGGACGCAGGGCCAACCACATCTCCCGTGCCCGCCCCTGTGAACCATTCCGGCACGCCTCCCGCACTTACGCGGAGGAGCTGGCCTGTAGTACCGATGGCCAGCTTGGAAAGAACGTTGGAGGCGGAGGCATACAGGAAATCGCCCGTGGTATAGGTCGAAATGTTAGTGCCGCCGCGGGAGATGGCAAGTTGGGCCTCAGAGGAGAGCACGCCGGAACCATCATTGATGATGACATGGGAAGCTGTGCCGGAGGCGAGTTTGGAGCGGGCAAGTGCTGCGGCAGCGTCCACGTTGGCGTTCACGATGAGGGCAGACGTGGGTACGCCCGAGGCATTGCGCACTAAGGCCTTGTTGGCATCGGCCAGGACAGTCTTGATGGCCGTGACTGGGAGGTCCTGGACAGTGTTATTGTCGCCGTCAATGGTCTTGTTGGTCAGTGTCTGGGAGGCGTCAATCTCCACAAGGGTACCGGTGGAGTCGCCAACGTCTGGAATGGACACCACGATTGGGTCGGAGCCCGTTTGGTTGGCGGCTTGGAGTTCAACGTTCTTGGCCCCAGAGTTGGTGGGGAACACAATTTTGGTTAGTTTGCGGAGACTTCCAAAGACATCCATAAGTTACACTCCTAGGCGGGTATGCCCGCAATTACGGGGTAAAATAGCATAAGTATGGGGGGTCACGCCAGGGCCAGGATAAGCACGCGCCAGGAGCCCGCGGGTGGAGCCTCGGATGCGGTGAGTGTCACAGTGTTTGCATCCGTGCGCACTACTTGGTCCACGAAGATGGACGCCCCGGTGGCGATGTCAAATATCTGCACCAGGACATCCGTGGTGCCCAGGCCGTGCGCCACAACCTTGCTGGTACCGTCCGCCGTCGCCCAGGTGGCTTTGGCTGTGGTGGCCAGGGTGGCAGTGATGGTAGCCACCGTGGCCCGCTTGAGGAGGCCGGCATCCGAGGCATCAGAGATGAGAAGCTGGTCGGCCGCGGCGGCGGACACCAGGGTCTGGCCTGTGATGGCTGTGGACTGGATGGTGGCTGCCACAGAGCCCGGCCCGGAGGCTGCGATGTCCCCGGTGAGGGCCGTGATGTAGTTGCCGGTGGCCTGTTTGCCATTGAGCTGGGTCTGGATGGCGGAGGTCACGCCCGAGAGGTAGCCGACCTCAGAGGCCGTGGTGGCTGAGGCTGAGACAAATCCAGAGCCATCGGAGACCAGGGCGCGGGCCGTGGAGAGGGCTGCCAGTTTGGACAGCGGGATGGATGAAGGCAGGTCATCAGAGACCAGCGCCCGGAATGTGGGGGCCGCGTCGGCGCCGGTCGAGGGGCCGGCCCAGACGCGGTTTGCCACTTGGGTTGCCAGGGTGGCGGAGAGCGTGCCAGAGGTGGTGACCGGGCTTCCCGAGACAGAGAAGATGGCCGGCAGCGAGAGGGCCACGGATGTGACCGTGCCTGTGCCCGTGACTGTGGACCAGGTGAGCACGCCGGCGCCGTCCGTGGTCAGGACCTGGCCTACTGTGCCGTCCGCAGGGGGCAGGGTCCAGAGCTGCGAGGCAGAAAGGCTCGGCGCCTGAAAGCCTACATAGAAGGCTCCGTTGGTGACGCGGAAGGATGCTGAGGTCTGTACAACCTGGCTTCCGAAGTCCGGGCTGACCTTGGTGCCGGCGATGGCCGCGGAGGCCGCGATGTCGGCGTCGAGGACCGAGCCGGTGAGTGTGAGCTTGGAGTAGGCTATCCCTGCCAAAGCTGCAATGTCAGAGCCTTGGATGCTACCAGCGAGGTTGACCTTGGCATAGGTGACAGCCCCATCCAGAATCTTTGCCGTGGTGATGGCGCCAGCTTGGATGGTCGCAGCCGCGGAGCCTGGGCCTGCTGCCACGACGTCGCCGGAAAGGGCCGTGATGTAGGCCCCGGTGGCCTGCTTGGCGTCTAGCTGCGCCTGGATGCCGGAGGTGACGCCATTGAGATACTGGAACTCGGTGCTGGACACTGAGCCGTCTGCAATCTTGGAGGCGTCGATGGCAGCAGCGGCCTTGATGTTGGCATTGGTCAGATTGGTGATGGTGTTCTGGTCCGCGTCCAGGGACTTGCTGGTCAGGGTCTGTGCCAGCGTGGTGAGGACAAGGGTGCCTGTGGCTGGGGCCGTAAGTGTGGTGAATCCTTCACTTGGTAGGGATATACCTACCCCCGTAGCCCCGGCGATGCCGGCAAGCACCGAGAGGTCTCGCTGGAGGGTCAGCGTGCGGTTGCCGTTCGCTAGGTCCAGCTGGAAGTTCCTGTCCGCGGAGGGCGCCGAAGCGGGAGCGTAGGTCAGCTTGGCAAAGTAGCCCGAGCTTGGGTCCTGCACGCCCACCGAGGGGGCATAGAACAGCGCGGGGCCCACGGAGTAGGCTTTCCAAGTCAGGGCCTTGTTGTCCGCCGAGCCGATGCTGAAGTTGCCCTGCCCAGGGGTTCCCCCTATGGAGGCATCCGCGGGCTGCAGTATGATGTCCTGCACGGCCCGGAACTGCACGCTCTCATCGTTCAGTAGATTTGTGGTCCCGCCCAGAAGGTCCAGGCGGTCAAGGTTGTCCGAGGCCGTGCGGGTGATGCCGGCTTCTTTTACCAGGCCCAGATTGGGCGTAACTCGTCTTCCCATGGTTCAAGCCTCCTGGCGCACGCATGTGCGCGGCCCTGCTACTATGGCATGTATGGCGCACATGCAAAAGCCCCGGGGCAGGGCCCGCGGGGCGTGTGCGTTTGGTGTCGGGCGTTGCGGAGCAACACGCCGGCACGGCGTCAGGAAGCAGCGCGGAGGACCACGTAGCTGATGATGTCACCGTTGTCAAACGCCGCGGAGCCCACGATGGTCACGGTGTTGGTGGAGGGGGTGGCCCGGAGGATATAGGCAACGCCTGCGCCTGCGCGGGACTCCACCGTGGCCAGCACGATGTCCGTGGCGGCCACGCCCGTGACCGTAACTGCCTGTGTGGCTGAGGCCCCTGCGGCCGTACGCTTGCCGGCATACTTGACGACGTGGCTGGGGGCAATTCCGGAAGCCAGTTCTGCCAGGGTGATAGAGCCCGCCGGGAGGGCGTCCACGTAGTCCTTGACGGACTTGAGCAAGGCGCGTTCGCGATAGCTGAATGCATCGCCGGCTTTTCCGCCGTTGGCGGGGAGCTGGGCAACTTCGGCCGCAAGGCCAGGTACTACAAATGCCATGATGGTAAACCTCTATAGCCCCAATTCCACCCGGACACCAGCTGTCGGTTTCGGGGGCCATGGGAAGAGTATGCCGTGGGGGCCTTGCGGGGGCAAGGCTCCCACTATGAGTTGCGGATGAGGGTAATCTCAAGGGAGCCTGACACAACTATATTATTCGCGGAAGTAGTCAGTACTCTTAGAATGACGTCCGTGCCAGCAGGGAGATAAATCCCGCCGCGTATGCTGTGACTAACGCTCAAGGAGTCAGAGATGTCCATTTGCTCGGACAGGATAGGAGCGGAGGAGGGTAGACGCATATACAAGGCTACCACCCCGTTAAAGGTGGACGAGGCCCGCACCCCGGAAGCCGAAAGTTGTGTAAGCACTCCTGTAGTGTTTGCCGGTATGGTATAGGCCGTAGTTCGTGCTGCACCTATCCCTATGTCTATGGTGGCAAACACATTTGCTGTGGTCACATTGTGCTGGATTGTAATGGTGCCGGCATTGAAGGCGGTATTCCCACTGCCGGAGGTTGCTACGTAGGCCCGGTTTAGTCGCAAGAAAGAGTTCACCGTTACTACAGGTGTGGTTCCGTTGAGTGTGACTGTTTCGGCAAGGAAGTTCCCGTTTGCATCCAGCCCATTCAGGATTACGGTGCGTGCGCCTGTCCCGGCCGCGGTATCATCCGCACTGCTCGATGTCACTCGCACCGCCTCGGCGGCAGCGGGGAATCCTGTGTACAGGCCGGCGTTGCCCCAAATGTCCTCGGGTGTGGTGCTGGTATCGACATCCACATTGGTTCCTGAGCGGTGTATGAGGCGCACATCGGGGTCAAGGAACATGCCCAGCAACTCATCTTGAATAGAGCCGGTGCGGGAAAGGTCTTGGCGGGCGAACTGGTCAAGTCTCATTGGGCGGGCCTCCTGGGGGCCAGCTTAGGGGGTGCGTGCCCCTTTGGCAAGATTCTCCTCGGCCCACAATGGTTGCAAATTGGACCAATGGAAGGCCGCCCTTACTTCCTCTTCTTTAGTCAAATCAAAAGAAGCAATTGGACGAATATGGTCTACATGCCACCCTTTGTACCCATAATTATCCCAGCTCATCCCTTCGCGAAACTGAGACTCCAAATGTGCCCTTGCCTGTTCCCAACTACAACCTAATAGATTTTCTGTAGTAGATGGCTTTGCCTTACCAAGAAGTGCTTGTCTAGTTCGGTTTCTAAGGGTGTGTTTAAGCCTTTCGAGCGGATTTGTACGGCGCCGCTGTATTTGTGCCTGTGTCCATTTTTTCCCGTGCTTTGCAAATGACAACTTTGCCCGCTGTTTTCTGCTAGTCTTATGCTTGGCGTAAGACGCGCGTTGTTGTTCCTTAATTTTTTCCTTGTTTTCCGCTGCATACTGTCTTTTTAATTCGTTAATATGCGCTCTATTTGCTGCCCGGTACTCTCTAGCCCATACCTTATAAGCCTCAGGGTTTTTCTCCCTCCACTGCGTAATTTTTCCCTCTTCTTTCTTTTTTTCCCATGCTTTTTTTCTACGTTCTAAGATTTCTTCCCTATGTTTGGCATAGCTGGTTTGTTTTTGAGATAGTACCTTTTCTCTGTTTTCTTTTAGGTATTGGCTCTGAGCGGCTCTAATCTCTGCGCGTTTACTTTGATATCGCAGTTGATTATATTGCTTGATACAACTTTTACACCTTTTTTGCAGGCCATCTTTACTGCTGGATAATTTATGGAACTCACTATTCTCTTTGTGTTCGCCGCATGTATCACATTTCTTCATAAGAAAAACCCCCTACACACAAGGTATAAGGGGTTTGGTTAGTTGTCAATCAGATTCCTACAGTCCTACCGTGGCACCCTTGATAACACCGCAGGACGAGGGTGCGCAGTTGTAGCTTCCGACGAAGCTGGTGAGGAATTGCATCCACGCCTGGAGGTACGCGCCGCTGGAGTCAGCCTTGCGAACCCACTTGGCTCCGCCATCCGGGTCTTGCGCCGCCTTGAAGTCGGAGAGGACGACTTGCACAGGGGCTTTCCCGCCGGGTCCGGCCACGGGGATAATCCACTGGCGGTCCTTGCGGTTGAACTCGGAGGTTGCGAACTCCAGCGTGACATCGCCAACCTGGGCAACCAGCTTGGGATACCCGTGTTTGCCTTCGAGGGCGCTGAAGCGCACGTCTTGCCGGCGGGCTTCCTGAATGGCCTGCACGTACTCGGAGGAGCACAGCACCTTGTTGTAGCGGTATCCGCCGCCGTTACGGTTGCGCAGTCCGTCAATAAGTTGGAGCAGGTGGCGGATGTCTGCGACTTCGCCGGACTTGTCCTTGACGATGGAAGCGAGCAGGCCGCTCATCGTCATGCCGTTAACCACGCGGCCATCGGCGGACACGAGGGACTCAAGGCCCACCATGGACTCGGACGCAGTGGCGTAGTCTGCAATGGAGCCCGTGAAGTCAGGGATGACGCTCTGCCCCACGCGGTAGAACAAGTGACCGCTGGAGATACCAGAGGACGTGAGGTTCAGGCGCGAGTAGCTGGAGTTCACAGGAGCGATGCGGATTTGGTCGGTGTCACGGAGCACGTCGATGACCTTGTAGGCATAGAACGTGCCGGAACCGAGGGTGGGCGTAACTGCAACGCCGGCCGAGGTCTTGACCAGGAGGAGGTCGTCCCACTGGATAGCGTTCACAAATCCCTTGGCCGAAACCGAGGTGCTCAGGGTCACAAGCACGGAACCGTCCGCGCCCGTAGTGTCCGCGGCGGAGCTTGCAGTAGCCTGCACGCCCGTGCCGTCAAGGTGGAGGTCCACGCCAAGCCGGCGGCGCGAGACGTTCATCTTGTCTTGAAGCTCATAAGCAAGCTCCTCGGCGTAGCGGAGGCCCGCGCCGGACATGCGGAGGCGGGAAGCAAGTGCCTCGGAGATTTCGATGGTGGTTGCGTACTGTTTCCACGCGGAGCTGAACTCCTGCACCGAGGAACGTTGCGAAGCGGGGAAGGAGCCGGCTGCGTCGGAAATGCCCACAGCTTGAACTGCGCCTGCACCGTTACCGGTTTGGAGCATGAACCGAAGTTCGCGGCCTTGGGGGTCGCCAACGCGCAGGGCCTTGATGACTTCGAAGTCGGCCATGTCTTCGCTGATTTGGCGCCAGATTCCACGCTGAAATGCGATTTGGGGGAGGTATCCAATTCCTGAGGGCAAAGATGTAATCGGGCTAGTAGGCATGCGCTCGGTCCTTTCGTTAACAACAGGGCCCCTCAACCATGGGGGCCCTCGGGCACTTACAACTTACACTTGCGTAAAGATGTTAGCAATACAGCGGGGCGGGTATCAGCGGCGCCCGGCCAGCGCAGCCTTCACGAAGTCGAACACACTTCCCTTGCCGGCCCCGTAGTCATTCGCCGCCTGTTGTACGGACGAGGGCTGCGCTTGGGGCGCCGATGCGGAGCGGGCCGAGATGGCGCCGGCTGCCTTGGCTTTGGCGGCCTGTGTGTCCTGCTTGGACTGGGCATCCGCGGCGCCCTTGTAGCCCCGCTGGATGATGGAGAAGCGGCGCTCTACAATGGCGTGCATATTGGCCTGGGTGATTTTCTCGCCCTTGCCGATGCGCTCCTGCACTTCCTTGTTGATGGCGTTGAAGGCAGCTTCATTGAGCGTCTCTTCCAGCTCAGGGTCCCCGAGCTTGCCAGCCAGGCTGTGCTTCCCGAAGGCCGCTTCGAAGCGCGTTTGCACCTGGGCCTGCTCGGCTTGTGTCAACTGCTCCTGGGCCTTCTTGGCGGCCTCCTGCTGCTTGCGTTCCTGGATGGTCAGCTTACGTTCGCGCGACTCTATGTCCGCAAGTTTCTTGGCAGCCTCGCGCTCCTCGGGGTCCGCCGAGTCCAGTAGGTTTCTCTTGGCCCGCTCATTCTCGATGTACTTCTCGAAGTGGCCTTCTTCGTCCATGAAGTAGTCCACCAGCGCGGCGATTCCGCCCGACTCCACGATGCCCTGGATTTCGGCAAGCTCACCTGCCATCTCCTCGGCCTCTTTGGCCTTGGACTCCAGCGACTGAACCTTGGCGTGGAGTTCCTTGGCCTGCATGGCAGTTTTCACCACTTGGCCGAGCTTCTCCTCGTTGCTGAGGTCGAGCTTCACCTTCATCTTCTTGCCGTCCGGGCCCTCGATGACCAGTGACTTGACAGCCTCCACGGGCTTGGATTCCTGCTTGGCCTGTTCTCCTTGCACCTCCTGGGGGGCTTCCTGGCCCTCTGGCGCAGGCTCCGGGTCGGAGCCATCCGTGGGCAGGAACTCAAGGTCCTTGCCTCCTGCCTCGCTGTTGAAAGCGTTCTGCTCGGCCTCGAACTGCTGGACGGATTCGGGCGTGATGGATGCAATCTCCTCGGCGAGAGACTTGCCCGAGGACTGGGGGATGGGGGCGGATGGGACGGACGTAATGGTCATGAACAACACCTACGACAAACGGGCCGGCGGAACTGCCAGCCCGTGTAGTTTAGGGTTGTTGGGGTGGGAAGTCAAGTTGTTACAGCGGAAGCCCCGCCAGGGCTGCCAGCGGATTCTCTGCTGGCGCTACGCCCGACTGAGGAGTCCCTGCCGCGGGTGGCTGGCCTGCGGGGGCTGCGGGCTTGGTTTCCGAGGCCATGAGTTCCTCGCGCAGCGTGATGTGCTCCAGGCATAGTTGCTGGAGGTCCGTGGGCAGGTCGAAGAATTCCGAAGTCATGCGCCAGTGGATGGCATAGTTTAGCATGTTAACATGGTCTTCCTTCGCCCCCGGGGGTACCTGCTTCCCTGTGTTGATGATTTCGTCGAAGTACTCACGCTGTCTGCTCTCTGCGAGCTGGGCCGCATCGTACAGGCTCGACAAGTCCGACAGCTTCATCATGCTGAGAATCTGGCGCATTGGGATGCCGGCCTCTTTGAAGAAAGGCGCAAGTTGCATGATTTCCATACGACGCTGGATTGGGTCCAGACTGAATTGCGTCCCGAACTCCACATGCAGGTCGTAGCCGGCGCGTATGTCCGAACCCTTGATGTCCAGGGTTTCCATGGCCTGCTCACGGCCGATGGTTTTGATGGTGCGGGGCGTGGTCCAGTTTGTCGCACACAGGCTGAGATAGTCTTGGTAGACGGACTCCACGTACATGGTCAGCTTGTTGAACAGCCGGCGGCGGACCACGTTGGACTGCTCCACGGCAAACTGCATGGAGTTGCCGGACGTCTCGCGTGACTGTTGCCCCATGGCCAGTTCCGTGACGCCGAAGATGTCGTCGATGGCCTGCTTGACCTGCTGGCGCAGCACCGGTAGTGCTTGCGGGAATGGCAAGGGCTCCATGAACTTGGGCGCCTGCTGTCCTGCATACACCACCACGTCCCAGGAGTTGTTGTTGATTGCGTCCTGCGCCAGTTCGGCAGAGTCGGGCACGAGCACGCGGGCAACCCCGTGGGCCTGGATGATGTCTGCGGCGGCGATGTCCAGGTGATTAAGAAGGTCCTGGAGCTGGACCGCGTAGGCCACGACAGGCATGCCCCAGGCGGTGCCAGGGATATCGATGTCTGTCAGGAAGTGATAGGGCAGTCGGGCATACGTGCCAATCTTCTCCTCGCTGACATCAGCGTACACGGGGAAGGCGTAAGGCGAGGCCACGGGAACGGCACGGCCGTCCTCGCTGCGTGTCAGGACTGTACCGTCTTCGAGACACCATGCGAACCGCCCCTGCAGGCCATTCTCGGGCGTACCGTTTTCCCAGTACTGGAAAATGGGCAGGCGCTGGAAACGCTGAAACTGGAAGTAGGACTCCGAGGCATCGCCATGGTAGAAACGCTGGTTTTCGGCCTGCTCCATCAGGGACTTGATTTTATCGTGCGACTCGGGGAAGCGGCGCAGCGCCTCCTCGTAGGGCATGTAGACGCGCTCGAATACCCAGCGGATGCTGTCGGTGTCCGTGGCGTCGGGGTCCAGGTACATGTTGCGCGGATGGGGCTGCGTGTATGCGAAGTCACCTTCGAACTCCACGGTGTCGTCTTCGGGATTGAATGCAATGGGCAGACCTGCGTCGGGGTCGAACTCGGTTTTGCCAATGCCGGTGCCGTAGACCAGGGTGTGCAGATTCACTATGTCCTGGCGGTTCTGGAACTTGTACTTACGCTTGCCGAAATCCAGGATGCGGTTGGCCGCGTCCGCTGCGCGCTTGTCCTTCTGGTCCGAGGAGTTTGGGCGTGCGAGGGCGGAGGGTGGGTTGGCAGACATCTGGGAGTGTAAGAACCTGATATTCTTCATGCAATAGGACACAGACAGGGTTGGGTTTACGCCGCCCTCGTCCGTGCCATTGTTGCCCAGGAGGCCCCAGCTTGACTCGTCGGTGAAGAAGCCCCCATTGCTGGAGGTCTGGTAGCACACACGTTCGGTCTGGCTCCAGTGGTACTCCAGCGGGGCACGCGCTTTCTTGGCCGCCTCAAGCCGGCGTGCCAATTCTTTGGGCGCCTGCTCGGCGTCCCAGATGCTGAGTTTCACTTTTGAGCCCCCTTGGCGATACTGAAGCGTTTGCGTTTGCCCTCGGGCTCCTTTGCACACTTGCACTCAGCGGAGCCAGCGTCTTTGCACTTGGCGCATCCGGAGTCCGGTGACGCTCCTTTGGCCGGGCCGAACTTGATTTTGAGCATTTTGGGTTTGGAGTTTCCGTAGTCCATTGAGCCATCTCCGTTTCTTGAGCCACCGTTGGGCCTGGGTTGCATAGTACCACAGGGGGGTAAGATAGGCCATAAAAAGGCGGGAGGCCAGGTAGAGCTGAACGGGGGGCCAGGCCGGGAGGAGAGTGGCGAGCAGCATTGGTCTAACTCCTTGCTCCCTTTTGCAAATTTTCTTTTGCCTCTAAAATCTGCAAGTTAGAGAAATGTACGGCAATCCTTAACTGTGCCGGGTCCATCAGGTCGAAGCTGGCGAGAGGGCGGATGTGGTCAATGTGGTACTTGCCGGGCAATGCCTCTGAATAACGCTCACCGTAGCGAGCAAGACATTGCTCGTCGAACATTTGTAGCAATTCCTGTACACTACATCCTAGGTCTTGAACTGCGGAACCTGTTTTGTGCTTACTACGCAAAGCGTTATACAAGCGCGCCCGGAGGATATGTGAAATTCTAAAGGAAACATCACGACTGCGCCTAGCCTTGGTGTACGCATTAGATTTTTTTATTCTCTTTTCTTTGTTTTTCTTATACCAGGTTGCTCCTTGCGCTAATGCTTTTTCTTTGTTTTGTTGATAGTGTAGCTTCCTATCTTCTTTCCTTTTTTCCTTATTAGCATACGCCCACTTGGCGTTAACCTCCAATGTAGCTTCTCTATTTTCTTTATAATGTCTTTTTCTTGCAGATTTGGCACAATCAAGGCAGGTATGGGAAATACCATTTTTGCACGTTTTTGCTTTTTTAAATTCGCACAAATGTTTTTGGACGTTGCATTTTTTACAGACTCTCATCGCAACCAATCCCTACGTTTATTGGCCACTTTTAATTTAGACTTTGGTTTCTCTACAATCCCCGCTTGCACTCGCGAATGCTCCATCATGCGTGCTTGGGTAGAAGAAGGAAGTTGTCTTCCGGAGTCTAGCTCAGGCGGTGGTAAAAGGTCTACTAAATATTGGCTTGCATCCGCGGTATGGTATTGGTGGGCGTGGGCAATCTTCTCCGCGGAGACCGCGCTCCAGCTTGCGCTGAAAAGCTCCTCCTCAAGGTCCGCACACGCGGGGGTCAGCAGCACGCGGCGCTGGCCGGCCTTCTCCACGCGCCCCAGGGCGGAGTTCAGATTGGCGATGAGTTCCAGCTTGCGATTGGATTTGTGCATGATGGGCATGTAGGACAGACCCACGGCCCGGGCCGAAAGCTCAAACCACGACGCGGCGCTGTCGTAGATTCGCCTTACAATACGCATGCTTGCCACACGACGCTCTATTTCCCGCACCAGTTCCTGGCCCTCCAGACCCTGCTGGACGTAGGAGGCATAGACCAGGTACCACTGCCCCGGGCTCAGGGGGTCCTCCGCGGCCACCACAAGGCCAGTTTCCGACGACGACGCGGGGTCCGCGCTGAGGACATGGCGCCACGCCTGTGGGTTGTAGTGCTCCGGAAGTGAGGCTTTGTGGCGGTCAGGGTCGTAGGTGAACACGGAATTTTCGCCACGGGCCCACTCGCCATAAAGTACTGTGTTTAAATGGGCTTCCCCCTGGGCGCGTGCTGTGGAGAGTATGGTCTCGCGGGTCTCTTCACTGATTGCCGGATTGTCTAACACAGACAAACGAAGCCGTTTCACGCGGTCCGCTGGTAAATTATCCAAGAACTCCTTTACCCTAGGAGCGGGCACCTTGGGTGTATACGTGAGCGCGATGCATCCTTTCTGCACAAACGAACGCTGCATAAGCTCCTCGATTATTTTCGGGTCCGAGGGCAGCTCATCAATTGCCCCAAAGTGGGCGTCAAAACTCTGGACGCTGGCCCGGCACTGCTCCGCGGCGTGATGGCTAAACACCAGAATTTTGTTGCCATTTTTAAGGTTTTCAATTTTGTTCAGGGCATTGCCCGAGCGTACTACCCTATAGCTATCGGGTTCCAAATGAGCGAGAAGTTTAGGAAGCAGGGACTCTTCCGCTTGTTTAAGCTGCCTCGACAGAAGCAGAAGCTGCAGCGGGCCCACCCAGTGTTCCGGCCTTTTCCAATCGTCCAGAGGGTCCTCTCGAAACATGACTGCAAAAATCTTCATCAATGTCAGGGACTTGCCGGCCCGATTCCCCGACCGACAGTCAAGAACCAGGGCTTCTCTATTGAGCGCGGCATTGACGAATTCCTGCTGAGCGGGCGTCGCCCTGGAGCCGGGTTTCAATCCATCATGGCGTTGCAACTTTTCCTTGTGCGCTAATTGGAGGATTGCTTGTTGTAGGTTGGACATATTCAGCTCCTTTTTGTAAATTCTCTTCAGCGCGAAGCACTTGGAGGTTTGACCAGTGCACCGCTTGCTTGAGTTGCTTCACATCTTCGAGGTTGAAGCTGGCAAGGGGGCGGATGTGGTCAATATGGAACTTTGATTCATTGCCCGTATAGGGAAGGCCGTACTTGTCGATGGCATCTAGGTTCAGGTACGTGAGAAAAGCATCAATGGGCATACCGAGGTCACGGACGGCAGAACCTGTTTTTTGCTTATTTGCTAACGCTTTTTTTAGGCGAACCCTAAGAAGGCAAACCAACTTAAAATTTGGCTCTAGGAGTTTTTTCTGTTTTTTGTAAGCAGAATCGTACTTTTGTAGTCTATCCTTGTTTGCTTTTCGCCACTCCTTTAGGGATTGTGCAATCTTTTCCTTATTCTTTTCTCTGTACAATTTTTGTTTAATTTGTAGTTCTTCTTTTGTCTGTGCGCGCGTTTCTTTTATATAGTGTTTTTGTTCCTGATAATATTCCCGTTTCTTTTGGACTAGGCGTTCTTTGTTTTTCCGACTCCAGGCGCGTTTATATTCGGCAACGCAACTTTTGCAGTGCGCTTCTCGGGTAGGGCGAGTTCCCTTGCGTTCTTGAAATTCGCTTATGTCTTTGTCCTGGTTACACTTTGAGCAAAATTTTACAGACACAAAACCCCCTTTGCACACTCGATACAAGTGTATCAAAGGGGACGCACGAACTCAAATGCCATTCATCACGTAGACCGCAAGGATTTGCGCTGTCTCGGCTACATCAGTCGTACACACAATGCGTATAGCCTGTTTTAAAGGCAAATACGCCACATCTGCCACCACTTCTGGTGAGAACGTAATGCTGACTTCCTGCGCGGCCACGGCCTTATGCGTGCCCGACCCCACGGCAGAGGCAACGTTATTCGAATAGCCTGCCTGCTGCACAACCTCTGCAATGAAAGAATCTGCGTCGATG